CGCTCTCGCTCCGACCGGCTTTCGCTTGGTCGAGCTATGGAACGATTCATCATCGGATTTCGAAATCACCGTAGTCGATCCCATGCGAAGCAAGACCGAACCCGACTTCGAGCTGGTTGGAGGTTTCTCCTCCCGCAGGCTTTCTGGTTCGGAGGCGGACGTGCGGACCTACGTAGCAGTCGCTTATCGGGACTTTGAGCGGAAGGAGGAGCGATACGTCTGGGCCGAAGCCGACTCCTCGATTGTGGCCAAGTACGGCATACCGGACGGCTCAGGCGGACGCAAGCACCGCAAGATGGTGTACAAGACCCAAGACCGGAGCCTGATCGATTCGGAATCCGAAGCTCGCGAGCTGGCGGCCTTGATTCTTCACGATCTCCAGGAGCCAACGCCAGACTGTGAGATCACCTTGCCGTATCTTGACCCACGGTTCGAGCCATTTGACTTAGTGCGTTTCACAGGCGAATACTCGGTCGACGTGGGCGTTATGAGCGTGCGCGAATCCTGGTCCTTTGAGCGCCAAGTCGGCGAGACCGTCATCTCAGGCACGGCAAACAAGATCATCGGCGCGAAGCAACTCTGGCTTTCGAGGGACGCCAAACGCCAGCCCCCGGCCGAGAGGAGACTCCAGGACATGCCCGGAAGCCCTCCACCGCAGCCCCCTGCTCCGGAACTCGATCCGGCTTGGTACGTGGGTCCTGACGGCACGCCGCAGCCGGTCGTGGATGCAGTTTTCCCAGGACCGGTTCCTTGGTGGGCCAAGGGCAGAGTCGTAGCGATTGGCAAATTCAAAGTCATGGCTACCGGGACGGCCACGGGAGGGACTGTGGATTACCTTGAGGACTCGGACAAGAGCTGGGAGCCGGGCCAGTTCTCCGGCAAGTCACGGGATTACCTCTATATCTCATCCGGTACCGGGGCTGGCCAAACTAGGAGAATCAAAACGAATACTGCAACTAGGATCTACGTGGAGACAGCATTCGACACGGCCCCGAGCTCGGATTCCGTTTATGTTGTCTTGAGGCGCCTTCGGAATCGGAAGCAGGAGAACATTGATCTCTCGCCATTTTACAGGGTGAGGGAGTTTGAGGAAGGGAGTTACGTCTTTGTTGAGTGTTCATGGATCCCCTCGGGGCGCTAGCCTTGATTTCTCTTTATAGGTCCGGTATAATCAGTTTAGGGAATTCGATGTCGCCCGGCGAGGCCCGGCAAGGCGTGGCAAGATGTGGCTAGGCGTGGTTAGGCGAGGTCCGGCGGGGTACGGCACGGCGAGGCATGGGCTTGTCTAAAAAGTCTTGAACTCACTTCGGTTCAGATTATCCTCATAGCACAATGGCGCTTTATCGAAAGTGGACCTCTACGATCTTGGTCAATGGGCAGCCCGAGCCCAATGTCCGCGTCTTTGTCTTCTCGCCGGGTAGCACCGATCAAATCCCAATTTATGAAGATGAAGGCGTCACTCCGATAACCCAGCCTATCCTAACAGATTCGCAAGGGCGCTATGCCTTCTTTGTCGATGTTGATACGTATCCTGAAATCAGACTGTACCTGGAAAAGGACGGAGTGGACTTTTCCGAGGCCAATGAGGACCTCGATGGCGTTCCGGTTCCTGGAGCGTCTGCGGCAGCCGGAACTTTCCTTGCTCTCAGCGACACGCCTTCAAGCTACGTCGGCAGAGGTGGCGATGTAGTCTTAGTGAAAACTACTGAGGATGGAATAGAAACTCAGCCTTGGCCTGTCACAGGCTCAACTTTGAATTTCTTCTTAGGCGATGATGCTGCCGACATCGGAAGCTACTACTACATGTATCCCACAGAAAGCGGCAACGGTTACTCAGAGCTCACAAGTCCCAGCCTCTCAACCGGAGATGACCAGCTTCTTTGGAGCTTCGCAACTGAAGCCGGAGAGCCTGGCGTTGAGGTCCTTGCACTAGGAGCCTACACCACGACGTTCTTTCTAAAGAAGACTGGCAATAAAGATGTGCGGGTGTACTGGAAATTATTCAAGCGCGACTCCGGAGGGACCGAGACCGAGATCCTGCAAAGCGCAGTAAGTGACTACCTTACATCAGACAACAGCCAATACCTGATTTCGGCGTACCTGAATGAAGACCAGACTTTAGACTCCACGGATCGCCTCGTGCTCAAGTTGTACGCGAACGTCTCGGGAACCGGCACGGATGTAACCGTAACCCTGACGATGGAAGGCGATTACGATAGTCGGCTCACGATTAATGTCCTGAGTTCTGCGTTCAACCTGGATCGGCTCTCCGACGTGACTGTCACCTCGCCTGCGGATAATGAGCTTTTGGCCTACGATTCCGGATCTGGAAAATGGATCAATCAAACGCCAAGTGAAGCTGGAATTCTTGCTGCGGACGGTTCGGTGCCCCTTACTGCCGATTGGGACATCGGTGACACGCGCAAGATTCTGGCCGACGAAATCCGAGCGAGAGATGCGGCGGGTCTTAAGCTGTTCGATGATGCCGGTAACGGGATCTTCATACAGGATGGTGGGTATCTCGGGGTCGGAACGATACCGGAAGTCGACTTCCATTTTGCAAGTTCTGAGAGCATCGCTAACCTCTATATCGAATCAACAGCTTCCGCAGCAACAGAGAATGCAGTTATGTGGGAAGCTAGACTGAAGACAGACTGGGGGACGAGAACTCCTTTCGCGATAAGCAGCTCTTTTTCGGATATAACAGATGCATCACGGACATCGTTAGTAGAATTTAGGACTGCTGACTCGGGCGCATTTGGTACACGGATGACTATAAGGGGCAGCGACGTCGGCATCGGACCCACCTCTCCAGGATACAGGCTAGATGTTGCGGGAGACATCCACTGCACCGGCAAATTGACGAGCGATGGCGGCAATGACCCATCCTATGTGCTTTACAACTACGAGTCCCGGGCCTCCATCATTGAACGCGTTAAAAGGGAGGTCTTGCCGGACAAGCTAAACGGCGCGGTCTTGTTCTTCAACGGTGATCAAGATCGGTTAGAGCTATTTCTACCCAGCAAGGGCGAGTTTCGATCTTTGGATGGGAAGATTTTGGAGACAGTGGAGCCTATCACCCAGACATTCAAAACCGAGGACCGCTACTACTTCGATGAAAACACAGGCAAAATCAAGAGCTACAAGGTGAGGAAGCCAGCTCGGAAGTATCGCCTCAAACCGGATCACGAACTGGATCCCAAAACCGGGAAGGTCAAGCGCAAGATCAAGGAAAAGAAGAAAGATCCAAAGACGGGGAAGGAGATCGAGGAGATAGTTGGGGAAGAAGAAGTCACACCGGAAGAGGCCATCGAGTTAGTGAAAGAAGATGGCAGATAAAGCAATCGGAGTCCATCTGAAAGACTGGCACATCGTCCAGGGAGTCCGCACCGGAAACTCCCCTTGGTCTCCCATCGCCATCGCTCAAGTGCCGGTCAAGGAACCGGCTCCGTCCGCTCCCACCATCGAGTCAGTGACCGCGCCGGAAGCCTCGGCGGGCGTCCTGGAGATCAAGGTCAACTTGCCAGAAACGAACGCAGATGGCACGGCGCTGGCCAGGGCGGAACTGGTCAGGCTCAGGCTGCACCATTCTACCAGCCCGGGCGTAGACGAATCCGATCCTTACGTCGATTTCCCGCCGTCCGAGACCCTGCTCTGGGCCCCGAACGACACGGTCACACACTATGTGCGCGTGCGCGTCCAGGACTCGCACGGGCTGTGGTCCGAGCTTTCGAACGAGGCGTCCGGCCAGGCCAATGCCGCTCCTGTACCGCCTCAAGAGGACTCGGGCTTGTGGGCTCACCGGCTCGGGGTCGAGTCGATCTTTACAAACGATTCGCCAGATCCTGGCTATGTGTCGTGGTCAAACGTGGTGCTGTACTGGAGAGACAACAAGTACGAGATAGCAGATGGAAGCACAAACAAGAAGTACATTTGGTGGGATTATTCGGTTTCCACGACAACTTTCCAAACCTCCGACACGCGGCCGGAACTAGAGCTCGAGGACGTGATCATTGGCTATAACGACAACGGAACCTGGCGGCTCATGTGCTACCAGCCAACGGTCATGGCGGACTACGTAAGGGCTGGGGTCCTGCAGAGTTCAAACTGGGGCGCCACGACGGGCTCGCAGCTCGACCTCGACAACGGCACGCTCAAGCTTGGCGGGTCCGACTCGCCAAAGTTCCAAGTGGATGCTGATGGTGTGTTGCACGCGACGGGCGCCGTCATCTCGGGAGCGCTCACCGCCGGACCGGGATCGTCTATTGATGGCGTCTATATTGAGGATGCTACCATCACTGACGCTAAGATAGCCAGCCTGAGCGCGGACAAGATCACGACGGGCACGCTGGATGCGAGCCAGGTTAACGTCATCAATTTGAATGCAGACAACATCACGGCGGGCACGCTTACAGGACGCACGGTTCAGACGGCCGTGTCTGGCTTGCGTGCTCGCATGATAACTAGCGGGACTCATGCGCATTCTTTTGCTATCGAGAAAGACAGTGACATACTAGCGCTCATGAGCGGCACAACCGATGGGGAAAGTTTTCTAGACCTTGCCTACTTCGGAAACGGAAGAGTGGCTTTGCAGGGTCTGTCCGATGGCGGGAAAATCCTTCTTTTCGGAACAAATCCTGCAATTGAGTACCATAGTGCAGGCTATATCCAGGGACTGTCTTTAATTGATCCCATATTCATTAATAACGCATGTCTCGAAACTGTCACAGGCCGGTTCTCTTACTCTGGCGCCCAGATCTTCTCTGGCAACTGTCCTACTTCATGGACAGATCGTGACCTTTCCTCTTACGTAGGGAGCAGGAGAGCACTTGTCTTCCTCAAGATTAAGAATAATGCTGGAATCGATAAGGCTTACGCCTTTAGGCCTAATGGGGATACAGATGAGTATACTCAGCCAGCTGACTATCCACATTCTTCGAAATGTGTAGTCAAACCTGGAGAGTGTGGAACAGTCTGGGTCATGACTGACGCTTCCGGTGTCATCGAATGGAAGTCAGGTTCTTCCACATCCACGACTATGTGGCTCCTAGCCTACATCACCTGATCGGGAACCCCAGTTCTATTAGTGGCCAAATCGCCCAGCCTTCACCATGCCAAGTAAAAATCTGCCCTCCTCTCGCAAACTTTTCATCCTTTTCCCAACCAATCCACCAGCCCCATAGTTGCCATACCTCGGTGTCTTTCAAAGTCAAGTGGTGCCGAGTATCTATTATATCATCCACGATCAGATTAATCCGGGCGCCCAGCATGAAGGCCCAGTTTTCTTCCCGGACCTCAACCCAAGCGAGATAAATGGAGCGGCCATCACCATAGCCGGTTCCATTTCGCATGAGGCCTACAGCCGAAACTCCATTTGCAAGATAGATGAAAGGAGCAAACCCACCGTCATGCCATAGCGCTCCTACCTCGAACCAAGTCGCACAGAATGCCGGGATGCTCAGGATCACTCCTAACAGTACGCACATGATTCTCTTCATGACTGCCTCCTTTCAAGTCCGACTTTAGTTTTAGGGAGGGCCAGGCCCATCGCTTCTAGACCACCTCCTTCTAGCCTGGCCCTCCCTCCTTGCCTACTGCTCTCGCTTCTTAGTCAAGGGATACCAGGCCGATGCAGTCGCGAAAATCGTGGTCCATGCAGCGGTTATGGCCTCAAGGCACTTGAGCGGGTCGGTGATGTCGAACTCGAGCCCCGCGAATCCGCCGGTGATGAGGTTGTACCCGACCGCGACCAGGAGCGAGACTATGATGATGACCCAGCGCAGCAAAGTCCCTATTACGACGCCAAAGCCTACATCCATGTCAAGCACCTCCTCTGTCTAGATATCGGACATAAGGGTCCGCCTGGCCAATGGACGTAGCGGGTTTCTATTCACCTCCGTGCTCAGGCGGACCCTTCTTCCCTGCATGATTATAGCCCAGACTTTGCCGGTGCCCAAAAGCTATCAAGGTACAGTCTGGCTCCAATCGACAGCGATGGGGCACCGAAAGGCTCGTCTTCCGCGAGCACGCCGAAATAGCAGAGCTTGCCAAATACGTCGAAGCTCCCGAAAGAGCCTGAGACTAGGAAGTAAGGTCCCCAGACCGAATCGATCAAGCTCCAGTCGTGCCATTCGATGAGCAAAAGGACGCCCGCGCCGAAACTGACGTTCCTGAGCCCAGCGATTCGCGTCGCCGCTTCTCCGCCGAAGCCCCACCAACCGGAAAGGGTGTAAGGGGTCCACTTGATCATGTAGATCGACAGCCCGTAATCAGAGACCCCGGCTTCGAACCCCAGTTTTCCAGCCGTGGCTTCCACCCCTGCGAAGGGCGAGGCGGCAGCCACGGCAGCCAAGGCCATCAAGGCCACTACTCCTAACGTGATGCGCATAAGTCACCTCCTAGTTATTCACCAGAATTTTCCAATTCTTTCCTGCTCTCTCTCAAGCTCTTCTCTGGAACTTCCAAGCCCTTGAGCTGGAAGTTCTCAAAGACAGGTCTTACCGATGCAAGATCTATATTCACCTCCTCCCTTTCAAGAGTGTCTTTCACTACAGAGCTGATTTGCCCTCCGAGAGCATCTCGCTCCTGGATCAGGCGATTGATCTCGCGCTGGAGCAACTCCAGTCTGAGATACATCGCCTCCAACTTTACCCGCTTTTCCTCTTCTAGTCTGAGCAGCATTTCTAGCCAGGGATGGAGGACTCGAACCTCCAGGTCGGTCCTTCGCGTAAGGAGGGCGAAACCGCAAAGGCGTTGGGCCTTTGTACCCTACTCCCCGCACCATGCTCCCTGGCCGCGCGCGCTTTATCTGGCATCGCCAGCTTTATTTTAGCTCCTTTGCTTCTCGGGTCAATCTAAGTAGCTTCCCACCCATCCTTCAAGAGGTCGTTTATAGTGGCCTGAAAATCTTTTGCTGTAAGGATATAGATAGGATGGAAGGTTATATACAGTTTTTCTGTTTGGAGGTCGTAGTACACATCTTCAACTTCTAGCTCATAGCCCTGAGCAACCAGGCATTTAAGGTCCAGAAAGGGAGAAAACTTCAGTTCCGTTGTTTTCTGAAATTCCCGGCTCTCCGTCGGGCCTTCGATCTTTGCAAAAAAGACAACCTGCTGCTTCATTCCAAACCTCCTTTTCCTTCAAGTCTTTTCTTTCCCATCATCTGAGCGGGTGTCTGAGGTTCCGTAAGCAGATTTCTGAGCAACCGCGCTTCTTCCAGAGTCAGCTTTCGTTTGCGGTGATGCAGCCGCCTGCCCAGCAAGAGTTCTAAGCGTTTTTTTCCGAGCTCCTGCATCGCTTTTTCGAAGACCGCTTTTAAAAGTACATCGTCTAAACGGTGCGCAGTGTTCTGATCCGCTATCTCTTGCCGGACTTGATCCGCCTCCGCTCTCAGCTGTACTTCTCTTTGCCAAGCTAGCTCTGCTTCCAGGTTCTGGGGCGGTCGGCGTGCGAATCTTTCGTTTGCCTGTCTCCGCTCCCTCTCTACATCAGGAGCTAAGAGAAGCGCTAAAAGTTCATTGTTTCTTTTCATGATCCATCCTTTCCCGCAAGCTGTGTTATCCTCAGCGCACATTCTTTGCATAATCTAGTCAGCTTACCATGCTCGTCTTTGACTAGTTCATCCGGACCGCATCTCCTTCCGCAGATCTTGCATCGCTTGAACTCCCTTTTCTCCATTCTGCACCGCGGACAATATTTCGCTCGGACGCGGCGAGTTCTAAAGACGGTCCCGCAATTCTCGCAGGTCTTGCGAAAGACCGGGACCTGACCGGCCTTCGCCACCAACTGGTGCGCTCGCTGCCTTGACACTCCCAACAGCTCGCCGATCTCCCGATAGGTCAAGCCTTTCAGGCGTAGCTTAAGAGCAAGCTTGCTCGCTGTCATGAAGCCTCTCCTTCAAGGCCTGCCGTGCGAGTTCCTTGAAGGCTTTGCTTCGCTTTCCAGGTGGCTGGGCCTCAAGAAACAAGATCAGGTCTTGGTCTTCTTTCTCCGACAGATAGATCGGACACACCCGCATCATAATTCCTCCTTTCGGACGCCTCTCACCAGGGAACCGCCTTTCAAGACCCAAGCTCCGGGTGGCACCTCTTCCTCCCACTTGCCTTGAGGGTCGATTTCCACTTGCCTGATCTCGCCGGTCCCGATCCAGCCCTTGCGCTTTCTGGCCTTCCTAAGTTCGGTTTCGACCCAGCGCCAGAACTCGGGTGGTGGAACCGAACTTGCGATGTCCAGGATCTCCTTGGCCCGGTCGGGATGCCTGCGTGCCAAGTCTACAACTTCGAAAGGTAGGTGCTGGACATCTTCGATTTCATGCTCCTTCACGAAACGCACGCAACGGATCATCCGCTTGACCTCCGCGCTCGTGTAGCCGAGGTCGGCCCCGAAGTCGTAGACGTCCGCGCACGACCCTGTCGTGGCCGTTGGAAGGAGATGATCGGCTTGATGGAGTTCATAGAGGGCGGTGGCTAAAACCCACAGGTTGGCCCGAGCCTGGATAGACTGGAGCATCGCCATGTTCATTGTATCCCTGACCAGGGAAATCATGCGCTTGCAGTAGTACCACAGCCGGTCCTTCGGAACCGGCTTGCCTCGACAGGAAACAACTTCGAGGCCCTCGGGATCGCCCGGGATCCAGCGAGTGATCCTGTAAGCGCCTCGGCCGTGGAGTTTCATGTGGCAAGCATGGCACACCAGGATAAGGTTGTCGGGCTGGCTCAAGGGCGAGTCGGGCGAGTCCCCGCCCATGCCCTGGTGCCTGATGTGAGCAATCTCGCTCGCGGGGACCGGTTCTGTGTGGAAGAGCTGGCATTCCCCAGCGTCCCGTTCCCAGACTTCACGGCGGACGGTTTCGGAGATCGGCACTGTTCACCTCCTGGAGCCCCATCGCTCTCAGGACGTTTTCGAACCAGAGCTTGGCTTCGGTCCAAGAGACTCCCTCGGCTTCTCTTGACGCGATGAGACGTTCCTCTCCTCCAGGCAAGATCAGGACCATCGCGTATGCCGTTTGGTTCGGAAAGGTCTGCTCCAGCCTCAAATCAAGTTGGACACCGGTTTCCAGACACATGACAGTACCATCTTCGGCCCTAATCCAAGTCATCTGATCCTCCCTAGAACGGCACCGCTTCCTCTTCCGCCTGTGCGCTTTCCACGCTCGGAGGCGCATAATCTACGACGTTGGCGTAGACCTGACCGTCTGGTCCTTTACGATGCTTGACCACGATGGTCAGGCCCTTGCCCGATTTCAGTTCCCGAATGAGCGTGTTGGCCGCGTCGCCGGGACTTTCGAAATAGGTGTCTTCCGGCACCCCCAACGCCTTGAGTGCTAGGCAGGCCCGAAAGATGCCCCGGTCAGTCACCACGAAATTGTCAAAAATCCGCGCACCAACGTAGTCACCCTCCGTGACCTCCCAAGTGACCTTGATCATGGGAGATCCAGATGACGCTTCCGCTTTGGTCCAGTCGGCCATCACGACCGAATACTCGCCTTCCGGTAACATCGCGCCTCGCTCTAGTTTTTCCTTTAGGGTAAAGCCCATCATGCGCCTCCTTCCTTCTCTCCTCTCCGGTTCGCGCTTTCCTTCTCTTTGAACAAGGCCCGAATGGCCTGAAAAGTCGGCGGGCACGAACCCGCAGCGGCCAGCACCGGGTGCCTAGACCCCGCTTCGATGGCGGGTCCGGGATTAAACACGAACTGGCGCTCAACTCCGCCCCCGGGCAACTCCTCAGCCTGCAAGTACATAGCATGGCTTACTACAGCCATAACTGCTCTCCCGAGCTTGCCAGGGAGATCAAGGATCTTGGCGCCCATCGAAAATTCAGGGTTGAAGCTGGCCGTGTGCGCCACGAGCACGAGATGTGTTGGGAAAGCCTGGAACTCTCGGATCAGGTTCAAGACCGCGTCCCTGTGGGCCGCGAAGTCCGCGCCGTAGACCCCAGCTTCCCCGAGTTGGGTTGCTCCGAACTTATGGGCGATCTCCTGTTCCAGCCACGAAGCGATCACGTCGATGGTGTCGAGCACGATAGTTTTCCAGGGAAAGTCTCCTTTTTGCTCGGCGTCTTTGAGCTCCTTGTACACGTTCCGCAGCTGGGCTAAGGCCCTCGCCCAGCCGGGCTTGCCGTTTTTCGAGCGAGAATCTATTTCCACGATATAGCCTTCGATGTAGTCCGCGCCTCCCGGCTCGCACTCGATGATGAGGGGCTCGGGCCAGGTCGCGGCCGAGCAAGTCTTCCCGACCTTCGGTGGGCCGTAGATTAGCCAAGTTGCCTGTTCAGGAAATCCCAATTTCTTCTTTCTCTTTTCTTTAGGCAGCACCTTCCACCTCCTTAGCTTCATAAAACAGATCCTGCGCCACTACCGGATAATCGGAGAGTCCATCGCAGTAGCGGCACTCTATCTCTACTAGACCGACTTCGCCTTGCGGATCCAGATAGCCAAGCACTTTCGCAACGGCGGCGAGCAGTTCCTTGAGCTTGGCTGTCGCTTCCCGCTCGTAATTGTCTGTGTAGCACCGCAAGACGATTTCGTTTGTCCAGTCCTTCCCAATGAGCTGGACCTCTACCTTTTCTTCCCGAATCTTCGCCTTGACCTTCTCGATCTCTGCAAGATCAATCGCAAGATCCATCCTGCCTCCTTTCGCTCTCCCATCTCTTAAAGAGAGCACATCCGTACTTCTCCCGCCTTTCCTTCGCGATCTCCGAAGCTAGCAGGATCGCCTCATCGATTGCGTTGCGTAATTTTGAAAGTTGTTTTTCGAGTTCGTCTTTCCATTCCAGAGGATGCTTCGGATGAAGCCACGTCGTCGCCTTGCCCGGGAGAGAGGCCCGGAGTTCGAATGCCCACTCAAGCTCTTCATAGCCTCCGATCACGCGGATCTTCAGGTTCTTGTCATCGACTTCTGCTCTCGCTTCGTAGATCGCTTCTATATCAACCAGAGTCTCCATCCTGCCTCCTTTCCAACTTGCGGAACCCGAGGGCCTCGGCCCGGCTCGAGTCATCGCAGATCAACTCGTAAGGGCAGGGCCAGGCCAGGCAGGCCCCGGGGTTCCGGTAGATCCGAGCCTCCTCCATTTCCTGAACCAGGACCGCGACGCGCTCAAGCGCGCGCTGGATCCGGTCCTGGGTCAGGACCACCGGGAACTGCGCGATGTACTTTTCCTTGTTTTTCCTGAGCTCCTCTTCCCACCTCCTCCTGAACTGAACTGGGCTCTCACTCTTGCGTCCCCTGAGTGAAGTGCTCAAGGCCACCCACGCTGTCTGGATTTCTTCGCCAGGCCACAAGTCCATGGCAGCAGCCTGGTAGACTGCCAGTTGATCGTCAAGTTCGCGCATGCGATCGCAGTTGGGGACCCGCGATACTGTTTTCCAGTCCAGGACCAAGATGTGATCATCTCGCTTGAGTACCAGATCCAGCACCCCCACGAACTGGAACCGGACCCCGTCCACATCCCACTTGAGGCCAAAGCGATGCTCGACCCCTAGGATCTCGCCTTCCGGAATCTCGGTCGCCTCTACCAGTGGCAAAGCTTTAGCGGCGATCCAACGCCGCCGCTCTGGCGAAAGCGTAGACTCGGTTACGGCTTGGACGGTCGCCAGCTCTATTTCCTCCCCTTTCGCTTTCGCGGCTAGGCCAGCATGGACCGCCTGGCCCAGCACTAAGGGCTCGGGATCCTCTGGCGGGAGCCAGCCTTCCGTGTACCTTAGCTCCCAGCGCCTCCTGCACTGGGCGAACTTAGTCAGCTCCGAATAACTTACTTTGAGCATGACTGAGCCTCCGCGTACTCGGCTTGCTCGCGGCACCAACTGGTCTTGGTCCAGGTATCGCAGGCCTTGCAGTAACACCAATCATGATCCATTTCTTTCACTTCAGCACCGCACCTTGGGCAGATCAGCTTCTTCATCTCCTGCCTCCTTGCACCTATAATATACACCTAGCGCTGTCCTTTGTCAAGAGCGGAGGGACAAATGTCCCTATGGACATCTGTCCTGAGACCTTGCCCAGCGCCACCTTTCCGGTTATCATTAAGCGCTATGAACGGTAAGGCACTGAAGCAGGCAAGGAGACGGGCTGGGTTGACCCAGGAGGAGCTGGCAGCGCGGCTAGGATGCTCGCGTCGCGCGATCGCCAGGTGGGAGAGAGGAGAAGTGAGGCCACTCAGGGTGTTCTGGGAGAAACTGGAAAAGGAACTGGACATCAACATAGGAAGGATTGTCAATGGCTGAGCAGGAGCAAGGATGCAACGGCAACTAGAACTTGACCTGGGGTTACCCAAAGACTACGAAGCTCTTTATAAGAGGTTAGGCATCGATCCGAAGGCAGAGGAAAGAAGAAGGGCTTGCCTGGACTGGGAGAAGACAGCCTGTTTGTATTCTTTCCCACGCTTCACGAAGGCATCGTCACACCTGACGGCATTCACTTGAAACTTGAAAAGAGAAATGTAGAAGATATCTGGAGAACCGATCGCTTTCATCGACCATGAGCAGAGAGTAACCCAAGACTTTCCTTTTACCCATCCGTGGGCAGACATCAATATCCCTTTGCATAGCCATCGATCGAATATAGAACAATGGAACCGCAGACCTTGGAGCCGTAAAGCCGAGTATTATCGGAGGTGGCCAGAGCGATGCTTTCACTTAGTCAGGAGATCAAACTTAAAGGAGGCGATCTGTTGCCATGCTAAAGACTTTGTTCACTTGAAGCCGGTCTGGGATAAGGGCTATGGTGGCATGCTTGTCTGGAAAGCTCCAAGAGCGAAGGCCTGCTTTGGCAGGGAATATGAGCACGATATCGAAGATTGGGTCTTGCTCAAACTAGAAAAGGAGGGATTGCTAAGATGAAGATCCGAGTTAACCAGATAGTAAAAGACGATGATATCTACCCACGGGTGCGAGTGTCGCGTGAGACGATCAAAAGCTATGTGGAAGCCATTAAAGGAGGAGCCAAGTTTCCTCCGATTCTTGTGCAAAACGTAACGGAAAACGGCCAGGAAAAGACCATCTTGCTCGATGGCTATCATCGGCTCGAGGCTTATAAACTAGCTGGCTTGGAAGACATCGAAGCGACATTCTGGAAAAATGAGACCTTGGAGAAGAAGGAATGGCTTGAACGATTGAGAATTGTGAGCGGACAGGCTAACATCTCTCATGGCGATCGCCTTTCTGGAAGTGATCTACAGTTTCAATGTCTCAGGATCGTGAAGGATAGGCCGTTAGAACGTCTTACCGGTATTGTAAAGGAGCTAGCTGCTGAGTTTGGCGTGAGCCAAAATTATATGTCCGAGTTGATCGGTGCCGAAGTTAGGCGCCGAAAAGCCACGCGAGACGCGCTGGCTTACAGGCTTTTTCTACTGGGCTGGACTCAAGAGGAGATCGGCAGAGTTATAGGGGTCGGCCAAAGTGCCGCTGCCAAAATTATGAAAAACCTCGATAGCGAACTTTTTCATAATGAATACCGATCTGGCCTTTCTCCCGAGCAGATAGCTGAACAACACAACCTAGACGAGCCTCTCGTCTGGGCAATCCTTCTAGAAGGCAAAGACGACATAGAGCGCTTCAAGCTTTTTGGGAAAAGCGAATACGGGAACGATCAACCAAAGCTATCCGACTACTGGAAGTTCGCTAAGCGGGATCCGAGGCTCGGTCAGGCTAACTACCCTGGTAATCTTTACGGACAGGAGGCTATGAACATCATTTACCGCTTTAGCCGTCAAGGCGATCTCGTGGTGGACCCCATGGCGGGTGGAGGAGTAACGGTAGATGCTTGCCTGATCTTGAATAGGCGATGCCGGGCCTACGATATCGATCCGAGCAAATCTGGCCGTAAAGACATCGAGCAGCATGACGCTCTTCAAGAATTTCCTCCGAGGGCACAGAATTGTGATCTCATCATTCTTGACCCACCTTACTACAAAAAGAAGGAGCGAGAATACGAGTGTTTTGAATTCACAAAGGATCGCGAGACTTATCTTAATAACTTGGCTATTGTGGCAAGGAACTGCTACCAAGCGCTTAAAGAGAACGGATATCTAGCACTCCTTCATGGGCAGTATATCGATTATGATGATGAAGAAGCCTCGATCCTGAACTCACATCTGGCTAGGCTGTTTGAAGAAGTCGGCTTTCGACACATTCTTACGATCGAGTCTCCTTTGGATCCTTGGCGCATCCTGCCAGTCACAAAAGACTGGTATATCTTCAAGAAGACCAAGTAAGCTTTCGGTCAAGAGAATGAGCGAAGGCCTAGCACTTGGGCTAGGCCTTGCTCTTCCCAGCGGGAGCCTTATAATCTCCCTCAGGAGGTGATCCCATGCAGGAGTATACTACAGAACAAGCAGAAAGGCAAGAGGGGAGGGTCCCTATCCTCCCTTTCTTTGTAGAACAGTTGGAGCCACTCCTAGGCGAGATCCTGAAAAAGCTGACCTGGCTTTCGTTGCAGTATAACCGGACGGAACCTGCCATTGAAGAACAGCTGATCAGGCTAGAAGATGCGATAGGCAATCAAGCCGAAGACATATATAAGTTAAAGAAAGAGATCGAGGATTTGAAGCGAGAGCTAGGCCAGGCACACAGGGACCCGCCTCCTGAACCGAGAAAGAAGGTCCCAAAACCAAAAGGCTACATTTAGAAAGGAGTCTTTATGGCGGAAGAAGGGAAAGCTATTTTTGAAGGGACAGGCACATCAGCGCTACTGCGCTTTTCTTCCGATTCAGGCTTTGTGATACCGGGAAGCGGGCTTATCAACCTAGCAGCACCAAGGACTAGGGCCAGTCTAGCCAGAGAACTAGAAGCGGAATTCCCGACCGGGGTCTGGCCACATATCCTAGACGATCTCTACAATCGCCTCGAAACGCGCCTGTTAGAAGGCGAACCTGCAAGGTTGATCTACCCCGATGCTGAGTGCCTGGACCCTCCCTATCTAGTTGAGCCACTTTTACCTTTGGACATGCCGACTGTCTTTTATGGCGCTGGCGGTGTGGGAAAGGGATGGCTCGCTCTTTTAGTCGCTAAAGCTATCATCACAGGCGAATCTCCCAGAGGCCTGAACTTGACAGTGAAGCAGACGGGGCCTGTCCTGTATCTTGACTGGGAATCATGCTATGAGGACCTGCATGCGCGCTGGACCAGGGTCTCAGCGGATCGCCTTAATGGGAGTCTAATTTACAGGCGCTGTGCCGGTCCGCTGGCGAATGATGTCGAATACATTCAAGGTCTGATCTTGGAAACGAACCCGGTGCTCGTGATTGTCGATTCGGCTGGTCTGGCTGCCGGTGGCGACCTTAACTCGGTAGAGTCTGCGACCGAACTATACAGGGCTGTGCGGGAACTAGGCCGGACCACCCTGATCATAGCGCACTCTCCGAAGCATGGGAACTCGATCTTTGGGAGTGTGTACTTTTGGAACCTGGCCAGGATGGTCTGGGAGGTGAAAGCTGAACCAAAGGACAATGAAAATGAATTGGTGATCGGGGTGTCATGCGGGAAGTCAAACATCGGACCCAGGCACAAGCCTTTTGGAATCTTACTGCGATTTGAAGGCGGTAGACTTGAAACTTACCCAGCTGAACTCCAAAAGACCTTTGGACTAGCCGAACTCGAAGGGACAACAAAGCGCATCCTTTATTTTCTGCGCCATGAGGGAAAGGCGACTGTGGATGAAATCGCCGACAGTCTTGGTGTAGCAAAGAAGACAGTGCAAAACCATCTTTATGATCTTAGGCGATTAAAGGCGGTGATGAAGTTCCCAGATGGCAAATGGGGGATGCTGGTTGAAGAAGAAGCTCCCTTTTGACATGCGCAAAATGGTTTTGAGTGTTGCCCGGGGCAAATGCCCAAATGCCCGGGCAAGGGTTGCCCCGGGCAATGCCCGGCGATCGGCGGAAATGCAGATAGGAACGATACCCTGTGCGGGCAACCCGGCGGGTATGACTTGCCCTGCCCTCCTAGGGTACCCTTTAGGGTACCCTAGGGCAAGGGCAAGGTACCCGGGGGCAAATTAACAGGGTCTTGACAAGCGAGCGACAATGTTGTATATAATAAGTGCAAGGAAAGGAGGCAGGATGGAGTTTGTGAAAGTCTGGGATGCCGCGAAGTACTCGGTCGGGGTCAAAGGGCTTGCCAAAGATGAAGTTGCTGCCTTGGTTGCTGATCTTCCTGTCAAGGTTATCAAATCCCGCAAGTACAAGGGCGTGATCTGGGTGGACTATACTGGAGGCGCGAGAAGCTGGGAAGGGTACGCTCGCGGTCTACAAGTCTGTGAGGAGGTGAAGAAACGGATAAAGCAGGTCGCGGGTGAGGGCAAGGCGTTGGACGTTCTTATCTAGAAGGAAAAAAAAGAAGCTATCCGAGCGTGAAACATGGAGGTGGAGATGGCCAAGATCAGCGCTAGAGGAGACCGGGAGCTGGAGCGAGTGAAGTTTGCGGACGGAGTGGCCTACATCCTCACAGAACAAGGTCGAGTTCTTCTCCGTCACAGCGATGGCAAGATAAATCTCCTAGCTACGCGCAAGCAAGTGCGCGACCCGCGGGACTACTTTAAGCGAATTGTGGCTACGCGAGCGCGGTATGTCGCGATAAAGGAGAGGATATGATGCACGAGCGAGATATTCAAATTCTCCAAACGATCGAGAAGGAAGCTCCGATCGAGATCGGCATGGTGGCTAAGCAGTTGCGGGAAGCTCTGGAAAATTTTGACCGGGGATGGAATTGTCTCCTTAACGCGGTCTGCGATCCCGAAAAGACTGGCAAGTTTGAAGGCGAGCCGATCGGCTTGGCTGTGACTAAAGTGAGTATTCTCTCTCGGACGTTGAAAGAGATGGCACAGGAGGCTTCAGAAGATATCCAGGCGAAAGTGGAGAAGCTGTCACTGTAGGGAGGGACAATGCTTAGGTACACTCGCGAGGACGTCATTGTCGGCGGCTTGTGGCTCTTGAGCTTTCTCATGCTGGCCATCTTGGCTGGCCTGCGGCTGGCGAGTTGAGGAGGCAGATATGAAATGGGGATCCGAGTTGAAAGTTCCGTTTGAGCCTGGCGAGCTCGTACAAGTATCCTTGTTTACAGAATCTGCCCCTGGCCTCGGCGTTTGAGGAGGCGGCTATGTGGATAGCGATAGGTATTGCGCTATGGTGGTTGGGTTCCCTCCTGTCGTATATGTATTTAGCTAAGGAAGAGAAAGACACAGAAGCTGTGTTTTCTAGCCTTCTTTGGCCCGTATCGGCACCTGCCGCATTGATCGGATTGTCGATCATTCGCATTGGGGATTGGGTCCGTTATCGCTCAAGGAAGGAGGAGCCATGAAATGCTTAAAAGAACTTGACCAGTTGACAGAAAAAGCCTTCCTCCAGCAAGTGCGGGACCTGGCGAAGCTGTGCGGCTGGTTGGTGTATCACACTCACGATTCGAGGCGGTCGCCGGAGGGCTTTCCCGATCTCGTCTTAGTCCGCGGAGACAAAGTTATTTTTGCGGAACTAAAGAGCGAGAAGGGGAGGGTGAGACCCGAACAACGGATGTGGCTGGGTGCCTTGGAAAAGGTGCGGAAAGCGGAGGCTTGCCTGTGGAGGCCAAACGACTGGGATAGGATTGTGGAGGTTTTGCGGTGAGAAAGGAGGTTGTGCGATGGGCGTTTTGCTGATAGTTGCGGTCCCTTTTATCCTGGTGGCGATGTATGCGATATGGCAAACGAAAAGGCGCTATGGCGGAATGTCCTGCGGAACTGTCGGTCTTTTGGTTGCCTTAGGCATCCTTTTGGTGGCTGTTCTGTTCACCCTTGGAGTATGTCGCCTCGCGGTCAATGGGGACGTGAGGGAATTCCTGGCATTGAAAGCCACTGTAAAAGCGGCGAGGCAGAATGAATACATCTCTGAGCTGGAACTGGCCGCGTTACAGCAAAAGATCATAGAAGCTAATAAGTGGCTGGCATCCACGCAGTATTATCGGCGTCTGTTCTGGACCAACATTTTCTACCCGCCTGTGGTGCTCGATTTGGAACCGATCCGATGAATCCTATGTGGAGGTATAATAGGCTGAGATGGCTTGGGTGAAGTATGCAGCGCAAGTCGAAGTGGCGCGCCAGCGCTACATAGAAGATCCCCGGAAACCCACGATCCGGGAGCTGGCGGATGAGCTTGGCGTGCCTGTCGAGTCGCTCTACAAGTATTCGGCGAAGGAGAAATGGCGGGAAAAAAGGCGCCAGTACACCGAAAGGCTGCTGGCGGAAACTCGAACACAGTTGAAGCAAGAGACAGAGCAAGTCATAGCCCGGAGCGAGGATTCGCGGGAAAAGTCGCGGGAAATTTTGAAATTCTTGCGCGACGGACTGACGAAAGCTTGGCAGGTTGCGCTCGCCCACATGGTCATGCCCAAGGACGCCAGCCCGGAGGAAAAGGCGGCCATCCTTCGCAGGTGGGAAGAGCTTTCGCCGAACGAGCTCTTGCGGTTCATTCACCAGGCTCCGAAGGCGCTCACGGACATTATCAAGGCGTTGGAGCTCCTGGAAGGTGGACCGACCGAGAGGTCGGAGAGCACTTTCTGGATTGAGGGAGAAGTGAGGGAGAGGCTGACCGACAAGGAATTTCTCAAGGTGGTTGAGGAGTTCGCCAAATCACGCAAGCTGAAAGTGGGGTTGTCGTGAGCGGGGTGAATGGAGAGAGGAGGACAGATGCGAGTGTTCTACGCCTTGCAGGTTAAAGACATTGGGTTCTGCTGTTGCGAGATGGCAGATGCTTACGGAGAAGGCGTCATCACGTTCGGAGGCGAAGGAGAGTACATCGATGGCGCTCTTAGACTTGCCTTGGGCATCAAGGTGGCTGATATGCTGGGCGGAGAGTTCCAAGGCTGGCGCTTTATGCCGATAGACTTTTGTCCGTGGTGCGGGCGCAAGATCGAGTTGATTCGAGCTCCCTTTGATGTTGCGAAGGAAAAGAAAGGTGTCGGATGCTGGTGAAAGTCCACACTGCTTACGGGACATTCTGGAAGCAGACCGAGCTGGCGGAACTGATCCGCGAGGTGGATTCCTACAGAGGCAAGCCGAATCCCAAGATAGTGAAGAAACTGGCTGAGAAGTATGGCGATACTGAGGAGTATGTCTGGAGCTTGTTCCGGACCCGACGTTTCAGGCAAGGCAAGAAGTGGAGGGAGCTGAGGGATCGAGCCCGGAAGGCTTTATCGTGTCGCAAGCGAGACGAAAAGAACATGTGACTCAAGGAGGAGATCGAATTCTTGCTGGCCAACTGGCAGCGTATGACCGATGAGGAACTGGCTCGGACGATAAGCAACTTGCCTTGTAACCGAGCACGAGGAAAGGTGAGGAATCGCAACGCGGTAGCTAAGAAGCGGTCCGATCTTGGATTAAGGAAGCGGAGGTGAAGGAAGGTGATAATGAAGCTTGAGGCGGTTCTGCAGCGGCTTGAGGAAGCTGAGGCTCAATGTGCGGTCATGCGGGAGGCTCATATGGGCTGTAGTGCGAAGAAAGGGAAAGGAGGAAGGTAATGGCGGTCAAGAGGCTTCCAGACAGGATCTACGTGACACCCCAAGAGTTCGGGCAAATGCGGCAAATAATTCTTGATTGTTGTGACCCATTCACTGGGGTTGTGAATGAATGGGAAGCGAAGAAAAGAATTGAAATGCTGCTTGGTATCAAGCTGGAGATGGGTTGCCCCAAGCGCTTGGTGGTGTTGTGGTGGGCCGATCATATTCCATGCGTTGCCATGTTTAATCGGGGAACGGCAGAGGTAAGGCGTTCTTCACTCTGGGTGATAGAGGGTGAAGTGTCGCCTGAAGATGTTGAGCACAACGGCCGTGGTGTGAAGAAGGAAGCCTCAAAAGGAGGGCGATGATGACTTTCGAGGAAATATTCAACCCGATCTTGACACCCTATAGCGGGCTGGTTTGGAAGCCATTCGGGGCATCTGCGGATGCTGGAGGGGGAAAAAAAAAAAGAAGAAGAGGGTGAGGTCCATGACGAATGACGAGATCTTAAAGCGGCTTGAGGAGATCGAGATCCTTGTTGACATGGGCATTTCCAATCCTGACCAGTACTACCTGGCTATGCCAAGTTGTGCGACAACTTAGCTGGAGGAGGTGAAAGTGTGAACTTTATGCTGTGGAAGCGTGAAGAATGGGAAAGGTATCCGGAAAATCTCCGCCCCAAGGCGGAGGATGTAATCCGTGACTTGTGTAACTGGCTAATCTGCGCTCTGTATGAACTGGATGCAGAGCTGATCTTTCGAGTAGATAAAAATCGGCTGAATCAGTTCCTGGGCCTGGGGGGCGCGGCTGTTGACTGGGGCGATCTTAAGTGCTTCGATGTCGAGCGTAGAGGGTCTGTGTACGTAGCCTACGTCGATGAAGCCTCGCCTGACGGAGCGGATGCCTTGCGGGGCTATCTTGAGACATGGCTACAAGAGTGGGGCTGGCCTGTGACGATCAAGACAGAATGGTAAGGAGGAATAAAGACGGCATGGGCAATCTTGGGATCATATCTACCACATTCACGGTTCAGTTGAAACCGACGTTTCTGGTTCTCAAATTGAAGGGAATAAGAAGTCTCAGGCCTCGCGATAAGATGGAAGTTGAGAGGAAAGACAGTGATGGAGCCTGAGGTAATCCTGCAGCGGCTTGAGGAGATTGAGGATCACATGGAGGCTGCTAGGAGATTGGAATCTCCTCCCACAGGATGGCATGATACTGCCTGGCTGTGTCAAGTTGTGCGAGAACTGATTGCACGATCAGAACGGTTGGAGGCGGTAGCCGAGGCAGCACGGGCTTATGTGGCACTGGGAAGGCAGTTTGAAACAGTCGATCTGATCAGAGAGTCAGCCAAAAGGTTCCAGGCGCTTGAAGAAGCCCTCGCCACGCTGGAGGAGGTGCAGGATGTCTAAGACGCTTGAGCTGTTAGAAACGGTTAAGAAGAAATCGCTCGGCCGAGTGGTCAATGGGGACAAAGAGAGGACCGAACGAAAGCTCACTGCGCGCGAGTGGGCGAAGTGGGCTGGGTATGATTGCGGAGAGTAAGAATGACGATCACTGCGCCTGACCATCCGGTGCTTGACCTGATGGATCCCGCTTCCTGGATCCAGCGAGTCACTGGTGCTGAGCCATGGTCACGCCAAGAGGAAATTCTAAAAGAACTATTCCGTTCCCGTCGTCTTGTAGTCAGATCTGCGAACGCCGTTGGAAAATCCTGGACCGCGGCCCAAGCGGTCGTTTTGTTCGCCACCCACTTCCGGCCCGCCGTCGTGGTCACCACCGCGCCTACATTCAGACAAGTTCGTGACATCATCTGGCGAGAGATTCGAAAGACCTGGCGGGCCGCACTTAACCGAGGCTACAGGCTGGGAGAAGAGCCGCTCCAGACCACGTGGCGACCCGATCCCAACGTGTTAGTTACCGGAATCGCGGTACCTGATTGGGCGACCGCGAACTTGCAAGGCCTGCACGCCGAGCATGTCCTAGTAGTGGTTGATGAGGCTCAGGGGCTTTCGTGGGACGTGTGGACCGCATTACAGACCCTTCTCCGCGGCCAGTTTTCCTACTTGCTTATGATCGGGAACCCGACGGTTCCGGAAGGACCGTTCTATGAAGCGTTTCGTGATCCGCGCTTTGCCAAGATGAGCATCTCCGCTTTGGAGTGCCCCAATGTGGTGGAGGGCAAGATAGTGGTTCCCGGTCTTGTGACCAAGGAAGACGTAGAGGAGATTAGGCAAAGGTATGGTGAGAATTCCTGGGAGTGGAAAGTGTGGGTCCTGGGCGAATTCGCGGAGCGGAGCGAGAACGTCCTAGTTGCGCTGTCTTGGGTAGAAAAGGCGGGACTGAGGAACGAACCCGGGAAAGGAAGGGTGGAAGTCGGGGCGGACATAGCCCGTTACGGCGGGGACCACACGGTGTTCGTGGCCCGCAAGGGAGGCTGCGCTTTCGCGCTGCAGGAGTGCCCACCCGGAAGCACAATGGAGACGGCGGGCCGATTGATCGCTTTCGCGCGCAGGGTCAAGGCCGAGCTGATCAAGGTGGACGTTACCGGCATCGGTGCGGGAGTAGTGGATCGCTTAAAGGAGCAAGGCTACCCGGTAGTCGGAGTGGAATTCGGAGGGCGACCGATAGAGAGGGAGCGTTTCGAAAACAAGTCGGCGGAGATGTGGTGGAACCTGGCCGAGATGCTGCAGAGGGGCGAGGCTTGGGGCCCTGTGTTCAAGGATAGGAATGTCGTGCGGGATCTAACCGGCCGGAAGTACAGCTACACCTCGGCTGGGAGGATAAAGCTGGAGTCCAAAGAGGCAATCCGAAAGAGAGGCATTCCTTCGCCGGACTGGGGGGATGCGGTCGCGTTGGCTTACGCGGCCGTGGACGCGCGGAAGCCGGAAGTGCCTTTACCGGTAGGTATAGGGCGGGAATCGCCATGGCGGAGAAGATGAGGATTCGGTTTCTGGTGAGGAAAGGCAATTACGAGATTGTAGATCGGGCCCACGTCGAGCCGATCCTTAAGCACTTGGAAGAAGGCGAGATCGATTACGAATCTTCTTCCGCTGCCTTGAACGTGTCGCTGTCATGGGAAGTCTTTCCGAAGGCCGACGTTTTCATGTCCCATGGCTTAGCGGACAAGAACTGGCGGAACGCGGACAAGATGTCAGGCTACGATCATGTCCTGGTCTCGGGCCCGGCATGGAAAGAAAAGCTAGTGGGCCAGGGCATGTCGCCAGATGCAATCTCGGTGGTGGGGTATCCTTTCCTTGACCCTGTTTGGGATCTAGAGAGGTCCCGCGAGCTCCTGGTCTGGGCCCCGACCCACAAAGCGACCTCCGACGTCACCACGGAGGGTAGGCTTTCGGAGACATTGCTGGACCGATTAAGAAAAGAATTCCCTTTGAAAATCGTCGCCCACCCCGTTGGTTCTAAGCGGCTGTCCAGGGACGTCTTGCCTCGGGCAGCGGTCGTGATAGCGGACGCTGGTTCGACTCTTTACGAGGCCTGGGCCTTTGGCGTTCCGGTTATCTTCCCGGACTGGCTCGTCAAGGAAGCTATCTTGAAAAAGTGGCCCGGCTCATTTGAAGCTTTGATCTATGAGCGAGGCTTGGGATGGCACGCCAACTCGGAGGGGGAGCTAGTGGATCTAATTGGGATGATTTGGAAGACAGGCGAGCTAGGAACTGGCGTGGAGGAGTTCATGGAGGGTATACTTCCATCGGAGCTCCGAGGATGCTCGGGCGAAGTCGCGGCCAGGGAGCTGGAGAGGCTGCGCGATCTAAAGGTGGAGGTGAAGGTTGAAAGTTCTAGTGATTGGCTGTGGGGGGATAGGGAGTGCGGTGATAAAAGAGCTTGCAAGCCGAGGGGATAAGATCGTGGCGACCTACAACACGAAGACATCGCAAGCGATTGAGCTGGAAAAATCTTTTGGAGTGAGGGTCTTCCGGTGCGATTTCAGCGATCCAGTCCAAACAGACATTCTCCTTGCTTCGTTCGAGGATCCGCTGGAGCCGTTCGAGGCGGCCGTCTGGACAGCCGGCGTGGTTTACCCTGGCAAACTCGAGGAGGTGAGCAGGGAGGAGGCACTGAGAACTTTTTCGGTCAATTTCTGGGGACCCTACCTTTTGCTCAGGCACGCTAGGAAGATTCTCCCGCAAGGTGGGAAGATAATCCTGTTCTCGTCTTCCACGAGCCTGAGAGCTTCGCCGGGCCTAGCGGCTTACGCGGCTTCGAAGGCCGCTCTGAATTCCCTCGCTCTCTCCGCTGCCGTGGTAGCCTTTCTTTTGTCGGAGGCCGGGGACGCTCTGTCCATGTTCCCGGTCAGGGTACATATGGGGCCATACGTTTGAGGGAGGATTGGGATGGGAATGCTTCTGCTGGCTGGGGTTCTTGCTCATTGGCAAGTACATTCTGAGGAAGTGAGAGCATGGCGGTGATTCCTTTGCGTGACGGAGCTATCGTGAAAGTGCGTTGCGGGACATGTGCCTACTGGGCTCCCTGCGAAGGCTCTGCGTGGAGAGAGTCTGGGGACGGAGAGCGGATCGGAACTTGCTCGAAGTACGTCCAAGTCCCTAAGACTTATCATCGAGTGCGGTATATTCTTGAAAGCGACGGAGTGGACTGTCCATTCTGGGAACCGATCTTGAGCGTTTCGGACGATTAGGAGGGAGAATGAAGGAAGAAATTTTCGACGTCAGAGTGGAGAAGTGGGTCGAAGCAGCGCTGACAGGCAACTACCGGTGTCCTTACTGTGGGCGAGTCATGATCGTGATAGTAGGTCCAGTAAGTTATGCGTATTGTCCACATTGTGAGCGATACTTTGTGCCAGAGAGGCAGTGGATAGACTTTAAGGGAGGGATGGCCGATGAGAGATCCTAAAACGGCTTGGGAGCGGATGCAGGCGCGGGAGATCATTCGGGCTGTGCTGAAATCAGATTTCGTTCATTACGCCTGCGAGGGCCTGCTAAGTTTTGCTCTTTGGATTGTAACCTCAAAACTTCTCTTTTTGGGAATCGGAATCTTCTTCTTGGTAGCTGGTGTGTTGTCTTTCATCCTGAAGGCAGGATGGTCATCAAGGCTTTGAGGGGGGGAGGGAACATGTTTTTGTATAAGTGCGACAGATGCGGAGAACTCCTTCGAGATAAGGTCTTTAAGCTGCGTATCCAGCGTCTTGACCGAACCGGTGATAAAGGCGCTTTTACGTCACGGGACAGAATCGAGCTCGACCTTTGCGAAGCCTGTTATCATCGTCTCAAAGACTGGGGTATAGACGAGAAATATCTTCCTAGGTGGTGGCGAGGATCGGATGATCTCTAAGGAGGAACCATGCGAGACTTGAAATCTTCATGGGAAAGGATGCAAGCGCGGTTTCAGGCCTACGCCAAGGCGCGGGAAGAATTCGGCAAGGAACTGGAGGCGTGCCTCAAGTCGGTCGCAAAGGACATCGAGCTTTTGCCTCATTGGGAAGAGGTGTGGCACGAGCCTTTGTTCTTTAGGCGTGAATCGCCGGAAGGTCGCCATCCTTTGGGAGAAGTCGTCAACGCGATATTCGGAAATTACATCGTGGAAGGCGGCGAAGCGCGGCTCACCGATGAAGAGAAGGGGAAGCTGGAGGAACTTCTCGCGAAACTCGGGTTCAGGAGGAAGCATGATTGATTATCTGGTCTTCTACCCTTTGGAGATTATAAGTCGCATTGTGACTAGCTGGTACCGGCGAAGGCTCAGGAATGCCGAGGCTAAATGGCTTGCTAGTCTAAACAAAAAGGATATCATCTGGAATGGTGAAAGACGATGAGCCAGCGAGCAGCGAAAGCAGGGCCGGTTGTAGTTGTGCGTGATGATACCGAAAAAGGACCGGTGTTGCAACTGATCGCGATAGATGGGGACAGGGCAGTCAAAATCTTTAACCTTTATCAAACGCATCTGTGCAAGTCCCCGGAAGCTCTTGATCTTATTGAAAATTTTATCTCCGAAGCCCGAGGTATGGGAGCAGAACGACAGATCCAAGTGCAAGGAGGAAAACACAATGGATGAGCAAATGTGGCCGTTTGGCGAAGGGACTGAATTCGAGGAGAACTTGGGCAAGTTCGCTCGCTTGCTTCGCTGTCTATTCGATGCCTTGAAGGACGCGGGCTTCACTGAGTCGCAGGCGTTCGAGCTGATAAAAGACTTTCTGAGGAGTTCGCTGGCAGCAGCGAAGGGCGTGTGATGGCGGAGAAGAAGGAGCCGGATTTCAAGAGTCTGGGAGTCCCGGGTCTCTCGATCTGGTCCGGCATCTTGCGCGAGGAGTGGCTTTCCGAGCTCCAAGGGAAGAAGGGTCGGAAAGTCTGGCGCGAGATGCGGGACAATGACTCGACTGTCGGCTCCATTCTCTTTGCCATCTCCCATATCCTGAGGGGCGCCCAGTGGTCCGTTGAGCCAGGCGGAGACTCCAGGGCGGATAGGGAAGCTGCTGATTTCCTTGAGCAGTGCCTCTATGACATGGAGACTCCATGGACCGAGTTCATCTCTGAGGTCCAGAGCTTTCTCGTTTACGGGTTCGCAGTGTTCGAAATCCTGTGGAAGGTCCGGGAAGGTCCGGATGCTCCTCCGTCG